GAAGTATATATTATATATACATACCATGTGCGATAAACATGGAGAGAACCATGCAAGATTGGATAGAATTGATAGAAATACAAATAGTATTGAGTGATACAGGAGAAAATACATACGATCTAAACGGATTGTATTATGATTTCTATCTCCATGTTAAGGAGAGGATACAATGAGAGCTACAATTAGTGCAACAATAACTGCAGAAGCATATGCAATATATGCAGAATGGGCTAAAGATAGAACTGCATCTGATAATATCAGTAGATCTATCGCTGACAGTTACGGTATGCTGAACCAAATCAAAGCATTAACAATACAGAGGGATCTATACCGGATAAGATGCTCAAAGATTCAAAGACTTTCAGAGGATATTGATTCAGGAATCTATGTGCCGGCTCAAGATGTCAATGATGTAATAAAAGAAATTTGGAATTCTCACCCGATTCTGGTCGAACAAAAAACAATGGAGGAATATTAATTGGAGTATCTAAAGAAAAAGTGGGCCCCCTATGATGATTGGAGTCAAAGAGTTGCATTTAGATGTGACTTTTGTAATCATATAGAAGGAGTAGATGGGATTTATCTTTATTGGATCAATAAACAAACAGGAGATTTAAATCCCTCCTATCTAATTTGTAAAGATTGCTCTATTCAATACGATAGAGAGAATAAAAATTAATTTCCATTAATCCATAGGGCAGATAATACAGCTACAAGTCCTAACATTATTTTCCAGATAGGATGTTTTGGATCTGCCAATGTCTTTTCAACATCATCATTCATTGTTATCTACTCTTGTGCTTTATCTCGTGCCATAGTTAAAGCACCCTGCCAATCAGTGATTTGATATTTTTCAAATTCAACCAAGTAATTAATTGCATTACCTGCAGTTCCAGTTGTTCTAACATAAACATATAAATCTTCAATAATTAAATTGTCTTTGTCTATTACTGGACTTTCTGCAAATCCTAATCCACCATCAGAGGATCCTGCAGAGGCTGCCCATGCGATTTGATTATCGTCATCAGCTCTGAAAAAATTTGCAGCTGTTGTAATTCCTAAATCATTCTTAGATAATTTACCTACACAATCAGGAGAAGATGAACTATCATATGTAGATGCCCAGATTCTAAATCCTATTACTCTATAACCTGTAGTAAATAAACCATCATTTAATGATATTAATTGTGGAGCTCCTGCTTCAGTTTCAGTTTCAGTTACTATGCCTCGTGCAGTATATTCTCCTATCTTCTTCATTTTTTATTCCTCCTAGATCTCTTAAAATCTCTAGACATAGCCTTTAGGTTTATTTGGCCTTTCTTGGACCCAGTTTTATATTTGTATTTAGCCGAATTTGTTTTAACGTACTTTTGCCAAGCATTCAAAGGTCGCTTAATTTTAGATGCTACCTTTTTTCCTGATCGTACTGCACGCTTGGTTGACTTGACCATTTGCTTGGCATCGCCAAAAAGTTCGTACATCTCTTCTAGAGTGCCTTCAACTTTAACCATTTAAATCACTGTTGACTCAATGCTAGGGCTACACTGTTTGCTTGAGTAGCGGTCTCTAATGTGCATTCCAGTACAAGTGATACTTTTACATCGCCAGAAGTGATTGTTCCTACTGCATCAGCTCCAATAAATAATGTATCTACACCTACAAGATATCCTTTTGTCCATGATTGAGGGGCTACATCAAAATGTTGTGTAACGAAAGCAGTTGCAAAATCTGCAGCTGCTGATCCATCTTCAGCGATTTGACCATTGTACATTTGTAGTGATCCACTAGATATTAGGGATTTGTCAGTTGCATATACTATAGCAGCTTGAGATTGAGTAGTTAACTGGAAACAAATGTTATTGCCAGTGTCATCAGAAATCCTATCAACAGGATTTTGAGCATCGGCATATTGAACCGAAATGTTATGAATTCTAAGCAAAGTACTGGACTTTGTTCCTAGATTTACAAAACTTCCGAGGTCTATTTCCCCTTGAGCATATGTGCTCCCATTTGTGTCTACTGATCCTCTAATAAAAAAACTGTCTGATTTAGCCATGCTACTCCGAAGTAGTTCCGGTTTATAGCCATTCGGTTCCGGTATTCGACCCTAATCCCTGCGGCGAAGCCGTAAACAGACAAGGACGGACGTGCCAACCCAACCGGTGTCTATTAGGTCTTGACGCGCCATGTCCGCACCACGGGCCGAGTTCTCTATGAAGTTTTGCACCTGTGCGTCATTTTCAAAGAGAAGTATATATTATATATACATACCATGTGCGATAAACATGGAGAGAACCATGCAAGATTGGATAGAATTGATAGAAATACAAATAGTATTGAGTGATACAGGAGAAAATACATACGATCTAA